GGAAATCATGCGCTGTTTTATTATTTTGATAAAATCAGTGATGATATTCCGCTCTTTCTATATCGGTATGCCGTCGATTATTTTGGCAAGCATTCGTGGTATAACGTTCCAACTGCCCTGAAAGCCGTACAAATGAGCAATCTTGATGACGATACCAAAGAACTTGTCAGTGCGTATATCGAAGCGCAGGATGAGCCGGAACCGACCGATAAGATACATCATAAAAAGAAAATCGCAAAGGCTTTGGAAAAATTAGAGATCAACGACGTGATCATCCCTTGCCGCATCCTGAACGATCGTCAATGCGGCAGGTTTCCTTGTGCGCCCTTATGCACAAGGGTACAAGGTCTTTGATTTGATAAAAACGTTCCGTGCAATGCAACACGAAAATTCACCAGAATCACAAGAATGGAGTTGATTTTCAATGCTAGACAACTATCCTGATGTCCTGAGCTTCCGGCAGGTCATGGAAATTACGCATGTTGGCAGAAATCTACTGCTGCGTCTTCTGAACAGCGGCGAAATTCCCGCATTCAAGATGGGAAAACTTTGGAAGGTTTACAAACAAGACCTGATCCAGTATATGAGCCAATGTCAGTAAGCCGTATCCTTTGTTTGGGGCAAAAAGAATCCCGTTGGACTCCGCAGCAGGAATCCAGCGGGATTCGATTCTATCGATCTTTTAATGTGCTCGTCTCAAATTTCAAAAAGGATTTGACACTCTTGTACTTTTACCAAATCTGTATTTCAGCACCGTTCTCTTCCGCAATTTGGATCACATCATCCACGCACAGGGCTGCTTCTTCCTCTGTAGCGGGGTCGTATGCGTAATATACGTCATAGAGCGCCGGTGCCGGAGCCAGCTCATTGTTATAATCCACCACCTCGTCATAAAATACCATATACTCCGTAAAACTCTCCCACGCGACCTGATTGCTATACTTCATGCTGTACTCATATACGTCCGTATATAATGCGTTCAGCCATGCAGTATCAAAATCACTCCCATAGCTGAGATAGTATTCTTTTACGTTTTCTGGCATTTCTCCGATTTCATAGTGGCTCACGTCCACAGAGATCTCGCCAGAAAGTTCCGAATAGGTATCCATTCCATTCGTGCTAACAACTTTACGGTCTGATCTGGTAGCCGTCTGGGCAGAATTGTCGGAATCTGTGTCCTCTGTGTAGGTTTCGCTCTCAGGTTCTGCCATGCTGACGCTGGAAGATGAATCGGCAAGGGCATCACTCAGCGCATTTTCCAGCTCATCGAGACTGCCCTCCAGCGCATTGCTGCTGGCAATTCCATGATCGTTGCAATAGCTGTTACTGATTTCGGAAAGCGCAGTGTTCTGCATTAACAGATTCATCGTTTCGCCGTCCATGGTCATCCGGTCGATTTCAAAAGAGCCGTCATCATTCAACTTGAAATAGATGCCAACTGTAGCTTTTTCTCCCGTTTGTGTGCTGACGCACTCACCGCTGTAGTGGACAAAAGTCACTCCGTCCTGTTCATAGTTTTCCCACGTTCCGTTTGCAAAGAAATCGTCCAACACCTCACCAACCGTTGCCCCTGCTGGGAAAGTACTCAAATATCCGTCCGAAACTCCTTTGGAGCGGGCATTGTCTGAGTAAAGCACAGGATATAACATATATACTGCAAACGCGACAAACGCCGCCGTAATCGCCAACTCAATCAACAACGGCATCTTATATGCGCCGAACAGCTTCCGGACTGCCGCCTTTTCTTCTTCCACCTGCTCCGCAGAAATTTTTTCAGGGTACAGGATGGCGATCACCTGCGACAGCAGAACGCTGCTGAAAACTGCATACAGATATTCTTTCTTACTGCTTTTGGACGGTTTGGTCAGGATGGTCATTTTCAGACCATCGGCTGTGTTTTTCAGTTGATAAGTACCACGCTTTTTGCTGTAAAAGGTCATGGCATCCGCAGTATCTGTGACCTGTTCAACGTCCGGGTTGGCAAATCCACGGCGGATGCGGTCTACGGCTTCCTCCCAGCTCATTCCTTCCGGCAACGGCAGCTGGCCTCTATCATGCTCCGGGCCGTATACTTTTTTGTAGACATCATCCCGGAAGCCGAAGTAGATTACTGCGGCGATCAGAAGCCCCAAAAGGACGGATACCGCTCCGGCACCGGTTGCAACACCTGTCACAATGCCAACAATAAACCCCAGCAGCAACCAGATCTTTAAGGCATCCAGCGCAATGCTTCTGCGCGCAGATGCAGTAAACAGTGGATGAAAGCCGCTCAAATTTTTAGATTTTCCTTTGGCTTTTTTAGCCTCTGCACTGCCATCATAGATTTCAAATAATTCTTTCATGGTTTTTTCTCCCATCTCAATGGATGCACAGCTTTTTCAGAATCGCCACTGGAATCAAAATCAGTCCCAGCAGCACACCAAGAACGAATCTTGTCAGGAAAATATCCTTCATTGAGCCAATTTGAATTTTGTTTGCGTAGATCGTCTGCCCGACCGCCCAGTAACTCAACACACAATACACGATAAAGACAACCATTTCCATCTTTTTTTCCAACCTTTCTCAAATGTGCCGCCACACAGAATTGAACCCTTGCAACTTGCTGTTTTCGATTCATCCCCTTTTCCATAACGCTCAATGCGCTCGTCTGTAATTCGATTTATCTTGTTAAAATTATACGATTTATAGAATTACATGTCAAGCTATCCGCCCTTAAAATCGTAAGTGACACTACGATTTATCCAAGGAGGTCTATGACATGGAACGCGAGAAGCCAAACTTTGACATTCTGGGAAGGATCGACCGGGAGCGGTTGGCTCGTGGATGGTCTGAATACACCCTTGCCGAGAACTCTGGTCTAACGCAATCCACCTTATCAACGTGGCGCAGACGAAACCTTCAGCCTAATGTGACCTCAATTGAAAAAATATGTCACGGCCTTGGTATCACACTCTCGCAATTTTTTGAAGAGGACACTGCCGTTCACCATTTGACAGAGGAGCAGAAATCCCTTTTGACCATCTGGGATAGACTTTCGCCCTCGCAAAGAATCGCTATTTTGGATTTGATTCGGGCATTTCTGCCTGAATAAAGCAAACCCTTACAAAAAAGAAGGATGCCGGCGACCATTGCGTCACCTGGCATCCTTCTTCATTAGATAAAGGACTTCAGAACTTTTTTCAGTGCTTCACGCTGTTCCGGGGTTATGCGATTCAACAAATTCAAAAATTCCTGTTGTTCCTCCTTTGTAAATTCGCTATGGGGTTCATCTTTTACACATTTTTCGTTTTGCATAACAACTCTTCCTTTTTAAGTTTTCCCTCGTCAGTCAACTCAGCCCGAATCTGCCGCTTATATTTATAATAGGTATTCCGGGCAAGCCCAGTCAATTTCATGCACTCCATGTCATCCAATGTGCCGCCAAAGGTCTTGCAGTGGGTGCGGATGATCTGCTTGGCTTCTCTGGATTTTTTCGTTTCAAAGCCAACACCCTTTTTGCGGCCAACCTGCTTGCCGTTCAGCCGGGCGGTCAAAAGGCCCTCACGGGTGCGCTGGTGCAAGTCGGCAACTTCTTTTTCGGACTGCTCAAAGGCCAGTTTGATCTGCTCTTTTGCCAAGGCCATCAAATATTCGTTGATGCCCTTCAAGATGAAGTCCACATTTGTCCCTGTCATGGCAATGCTGCCGGACAGGGCTTTTTTGTAGGTCTCGGTGTCGATGTGGTGCTCTTTCAAGAACACCAGCCGGATGCCCTTGTGGTAGAGGTCTTCGTACAGAGCAAAACCCTCTTCTGCATTTCTGGACATCCGGGACACCGAATCGAACACTACCACATCTCCGGCTCTCAGAATCCGATAGAGCTTCAGCCATTCCGGGCGAAAAATGGATGTGCCAGTATAGGCTTCCTGCACGATATGGGCAGTCGGGTATTCTGCCTTGATGTTGCGGATCTGACGGTCAATGCTCTGTTTTGCAGTAGAAATTCTGCAATAGCCATAAATGCTCATAACTCTTTTCTTTCTGTATCAAAAATGCCGTTCGTCATTTTAGCGTTGCCGATTTGCTGACGCAACTCTCTCAAATGATAGAGAATTTGATACTCTTTTACCTCTACGGCATTTTTAATACTTTCCCGGCACAAGTTGTCATTTCTTCTTCACATAGGTCTTTATAAATTCTTTCACTGTGACACATGGCTTTTGATTTTTCTCTGTTCCTCCAAACGGAGCGTAGTTCCAGTCGGTGTCCTCGTCAATATATCGCCGCCCATCGTCCGGCAGTTCCAGCGGTTCCGCAAGGATGATGGTGCCCCAGTGGTTGACCATCACAAAGGGCGCGATTTCACAAGGGATACCCCGGCATTCATCATCATGCCGGACATCGTAGGCATAGCTTGCCTTCATCATTGCAGACCAGTGTGACCTCTGAACCGGTATCACTCAATGTGATGCATTCGATCAGCCCGCCTACAAAGTTCTGCATGGCTTCAAGGGTGTTGTCCAGTTCGATCTCCTTTGGCAACTCCATTGGCAGGAGCGCAAGGACTTTGATTTTTTCCTCTTTCATCGTAAAACCTCCTTATGCCACGTTTAGCCTTGTAGCCTTATAACAATCAGCACACATCCCCTCATGGGTAGCTGCAAATTCTGCCGCCTGCATGATGGAGCCGTCCTTCAGCTTGACCCTCTTGATGGGCTGGTTGCACCGGGCACAGATGCAGGGCACAGGCGGCTGTTCCGGCTTTTGGCTGGTGGATTTCGGTTTCGGCTGCTTTTGCGGTTCTGCCTCCGGCTGCGGTGCGGCATCCTCCGGTAAATCCTCTCCGGCATAAACGTACAGGCCAAGGCCAAACATAGCAAGGTTCTTCACCAAGCACCGCATGATAGCTTTATTCACATCGAACATGGAGGCTGCTTCTACGGTGCGTTCTTCCATGCCGACTTTTTCACGGCGGCGAGTCTGCGGATTGTAGTCCCATTTCGGAGTGGTGTAGGTGTAAGGGGTGGCTTTCATCGCTTTATTTGCGCCATCCAGTACAGGCAGCCACATTTCGTGCGAAACGCCCTCAATCGTGACCGAGGTATACACCATGAAGCCGGTTATGGGGTCATAAACATAGGGTAGGCCGTTGAATTTCTTGACCTCATAGCTGGCAGCGGGATACAGTTTTTTCACCTCTGCCCAGGCATACGCCCAGCTTACATATTTCAGCTCGGTATTGCCGGACTTCTTGACTTCCAGATGATCTTTGAAGTCGATAGCGAATAATTTTACGAACGGATTTTCTGTAGCCATAATCAAACCTCCAAGAAAAAAGGCGGCAGAGAAGCTGCTCTCTGCCGCCATACAATTATGCCGCATGAACGATGGTAAACCTGCGGCTGCTTACATTTTTGCTGTATTGGTTGAAAATGTCCGGCTGCTCTTTCCGCAGTCGCTGAGAATCCACACGCTTGCTTTCGGAGGATACCCACGACACCTTATAGCCCGGTGCCGTGCCATAGGCAGCATCCTGCATTTGCAGCTTGACCTGTTGCTCGATGGCCGTCTTTTCCTGTTCCATCTGCTCGATTTGGTCGGAAATCTCCTGCCGCTTATCCAGAAGTCCATGCAAGGCACTCAGGTCAGCAGTCTTGTCCCGGTTGTCTACCTCATAAAGCTGGTTGATCTGCTGGGTGTCACAATCGCAACCGTTGGGTGCAGGGGGAATCTGGGGCACAACATGGTTCGTCCAGAAACGCTCTTCCTTATCAATAAGGTCAGAAATCACCTGCTTATCTGTCACGATCTTGTGGATCACCAACTCTCTGCCGAAAATCAGAGCCGCCACATACCAGCAGTCGAAACCGCTGACGGCTAAGTAGTGGTCAACCTGCGCCAGATAATGAGCTGGGATTTTCCCATCCGCCCACTTATCTGCGGAGAAGGGCGAAACCGTCTTGCACTCCAATCCAGCTTTCTGCCCAACGATCAGGCGGTCAAAGTCTGCCAGAAGCAGCGGATGTTCCTCGCTCTGGTAGATAGCGTTTGCACGGCGCACCTTAAAGCCCGTTTCTTCGGAGAACCGCTGCGCCACATAATCCTCCAAATCACGGCCCTGCCGCATGGCCTCGTTGTCGATATTTTCAATGGTATCGCTGATTTTATCGTAGTACACCTGAAATGCAGAGCGATAGGGATTCAGGCCAAGGATAGCCCCGGCATCCGTGCCGGTAATGCCGCATTTGCGGTAGTGGAGCCAATCTTCTTTTGACAGGTTCCGTGTAGATACAAGCCTTTTCATGCGATGTTCAACCTCTCTTTCATCTGTTCTTCTGCGATAGAGAAATCATATTCCACCAAGTCTTTGATAATGGTGGAAAATTCGTCCACCAAGGTGCGGTCATCATCCAGCCACAGGGCATACAGGAAATCCAGAATATTCCGCTGCACCCGAAGATGATTCCAGAAACGCTCGTCCATCTGCTTTTCGGTGTCCAGCGTAATCAAGGCACTGACAATGGTGCTTTTCATCGTGATCTCGTATGCTGTGGTGCAAGTTGGCTTTGGAAAGTTGATCTCGATGCGGTCAAGGAACTCAGAAAACTCCCGGACAGCCCGGTTGCTCACATCGTTCATACGTCCTCCTTTATGCTGCTGCCAGCACCATCTTGTAGGCTTTGTCGATCATGGGATTGCCCTCTGCGGTACGCAGGAACAGATTCTCATTGTAGTTCCGGGTCTTGCGGATGGGGTCTGCATGGGTGGCAAAGTCGGAAACAGCGTTCACGAACCGCCAGCCGTTCTTTCCGACCCACTCCAGATCGGGTGCATTATAGTAGCGAGCCTTCAAATCTTCCTGCAAGCGCAGGTTGTTCTTCCGCTGGCCATCGGTCAGATCTTCGGTGACAGGGAAAAACTCATTGATGAACTCCTGCACCTTGCGGTCAGACAGCTTGATGGTAGTCAGTTCATGGATGCCCTTGCCCAATTCCCCCATATAGCTGTTGGCAAGCTGCAAGGTTTCACGGGCATCCTGCACACGGAGCAGAACATTTTCGGTGTGGCGAGCAGTCCAGATGCGCTTTGCCGTGCCCAGAGCCAGATTCAGGGTGTTCTGGCAGACCACACGAACCGGGGTCATGGCTACTTTCACACCAGAACTGCCATCGTGACTGTTGAAGAACACAAGATATGGTGTCACTTCGTCTCCGGCGATGATGTATTTCTCCGGCAGCTTTGCCAGCATCCAGACCTTCTTGCCGCCCTGCAAAGAACCAGCAGTTTCATAGGTAACGCCCTCACCCAGCAGATCATCTGTGAACTGAAATGCTTCCTCGTTCTGCACAATGCGGTAGCGGTCAGACACCACGCCCAGAACAGCATTATCGGTGCTGCGGACATTGGCACGATAGCCGGGAATCATTGCACCAGTGCCGGAATAAATGTTGCGGCTCTCGACCTGCCAATCCAGACCAGCCAGTTCCAGAGCCTCACGGCTTGCAGGGGCATCCATAACGATACGGCCAAGGCCATGCCAAGGGGTCTCACGGACAGAGAACATGGTTTCAACATTTGCGGACATAATCTTTACCTCCAAAATTTTTGATTGTCTTATTTCTTTTCGATTTGATGAGCCGTCCAGACAATGATTTTCGCAGCACCTTTTCCGACTGCTTTCATCACCTCCACCAATACTTTTTCAAAGATTTCTGCCATTGATTTTTCCTCCGTTTTTCTGTAAAAATCAAAGACCAGTAAGCTGATGTGATTGCTTACTGGTCTTTCTATCCAAGGGTATAATATATCATTATATCTGCTTCAGATACGCCTAACTTGTACCATGTGTGTCCGCTGTGTCAGTGTTTTTGCGAATCAGTCTTATGTTTTCGTGTCTTTCAGGTGTTTTATGGGTGGAGATATAAGGATATAAAAAACTTGTTTTGAAAATCTCTGACACAACCGGCACAGCTGACACAGCCTCCTACTTCTGAGTTTTCGACCAGATTCCCACAACCACTGTGAGATCCTGCCATTCATTTTTGCGGATTCCCTGATTTCGGGATGCCTTAAAAGCCTTTGCCTCCTCAAAGGAAATCGAAAAGCGTGCCATCTCTACAAAACCATCCATCGTATATGCTGCGGCGTTTCTCGCCTGTACCTCTGACATCTGAAAGTCGAGTGCCCAGCGAAATTCTTCATTTGTCAACGGCGTGATTTGCGCCACACAGCTGTTGATAAGCTCCCGATCAACATCGTTCTTTGATGCCCGCTGCCATTCATCCAGCTTCTGCGAGATCAGATTCATGTCCAGCGCTCCACTGCGTTCATCCTCCTGTTCTACGCTCTCATACTGAGATTGCAGATCTGCGATCTGGTTGTCTAAGCCTTTGCGACGTTCCATAAGTTCCTGTTTGGTGATGATGCCGTCTGCACACAGGTCAATATACTTATCCAGCCGCTCTCTCTGCTTAGCGATACTCTTTTCCAGCATTGCCTTTCTGGAAATACGAACCGTCTTTTCCTCTGCCATGCAGCGGTTCAGAATCCGGTATACCTCTTTGACGGTCTTGCCTTTGTCAAATGTGAGATGTTCAAACACCTTTGCCGCCATCAAGTCCAGCTTCCACTCACTGATAGCCTTGATTTGGCAGCTGATGCTCAAATCAAGGCTATGTTCCTGCAAGTAGCTGATGCTCGGCCTGCGTGTACGGCGGTAGCACTGAAATCCATGAATTACAGCACCATCCCGGTTCACACGCCACTTGAACTGAATAAATCCTGCACCGCAACTGCAACGCAATTTTGCCGTCCAGACCGACTTTGGCGTATTTCTCATGTACTTGTGCTTTTTTCCGGTTTCATCGATTACTCGTGCTGATCTCGATGCCAAAATCTGCTGGCATCTCTCCCACATTTCTTCCGAAACCAATGGCTCAAAATCCCCTTTCACATAGATGTAGCTGCTTTCATCCAGATTTTTGATACGCTTCTGCGTCAAGTAGCCGTCACTATGGGATTTATTATAGCAAATGAATCCCTTATAGGTTGCATTGTGCAGGACACGACTCACCTTGGAAGCGTCCCACGAAACATGACCTCCCGCATCCAACCGTCCAAGACGATATAACTCTGCGACTATTTTCTGTAGGCCGACTTCACCACTCGAATACATCTGGAAAATCAACCTTACAGTTTCAGCCTGTTCCGGTTCGGGAACATAGGTTCCATTCACCCTGCGGAATCCCAAGATGTTTCCGTTGCCATACAGAATGTGCCTTTCCCGACTGATTTTCTGCCCCGCCTTCACACGTTCTGAGATTTTGCGGCTTTCATCCTGTGCCATGGAAGACATGAGCGACAGTCGGAGTTCGCCATCATCGGCAGCCGTGTTGATACCGTCATTGATAAAAAGCACATCCACGCCCATAGCCTTCATCTGGCGCGTATAGGACAAAGCATCCACCGTATTTCGTGCAAAGCGGCTCACCTCACGGGTAATGATAAGGTCAAATTTATCTTTCCTTGCATCCTCCATCATACGCAAAAACTCTGGCCTCTTCTGTGCTTGTGTTCCGGTGATGCCTTGGTCTACGTAGACCTCCACGACTTCCCAGTCCGAATGCCGGGAACATTCGATTTTATACCACTCCAACTGATTTTCCAGTGCATTGATCTGCGCCTCATGCTCTGTTGAGACACGAGCATATACTGCTACTCGCATTTTTTACCTCCATTTTCTTGATTTTTCGGATAAAAAGAAAGGCTCTGGCAGAATCCTCCACCAGAGCCTTTCCCTGTTGCTTACGAAGCCTTTGCAGGCGGTTCTTCCTCCTGCTCACGCTTCATCCGAAGGAAGTTCTGATAGGTAGGCAGGTTCAGCAGTCCTGCCGCAAAAAGAGCTTCGATCAGACAGTAAGCCATCGCCTTTTCGTCAACGTCCATCATCGTAACACCTCCATAGTGTTTGTGGTTGTGCTGGTGATCAGAGATATAACATATCACCGAGAAGTCAGACGTTACGGACGAAGGCGGATACCTCGGAACGCCGACACAGCATGTTCGTGTGCAATCATTCCTTCCCCTGAGCACCGGGAACGCATGTGCTCAAATCCCATCGCAATCAACGCCTTTCTTAAATCCGAGTCTGTGCACGCTCCTATATTCTGTTCCTTGCAAAAATCCAGATAGGCTTTGTATAAGTCAGACAGAGCCACTTCAGCATTTATATTGCTCGTATCACAGATTTCTTGTACGAACCTTTTTACAGGCGAGTACTTCGCGCTGTCCACATAAGGAATCTCAGGGAAGATGTAGTTGCGTTGAACGAGCTTTCGCGCATAATACAGCGCCTTTGTAACAATGGCATCCCGCTCAGCCCAGATTTTGTCTCCCAAATCTGGGTCTTGCTGATTATCCGGGATTGCATAATTAAAAGGCAGGTATACGATACGCTTCATGAGTGCCTCATCCTCTCCGTCGATGATGAGCGGGTGATTACTAGAAAAGACAAACTTGATGCGCCTTTCCAGCAGCGCATCATCACGATATTTGCGTGGAATATTCATTGAATCTCCTCCAGTGATTTGTTTCAGGCGAGAAGCTGCTTCATCATCGATTCTTGAACTGGGCATATCCATATCAAAATTGATGACGGAAGTTGCCAAGGATGCCATTCCAAATTGGTTTGTCAGATTCTTGAGTCTGATGCTGCTGATGGATTCTTTGGGGTACAGTTGTCGGATAAATCTTCCAAGAACGCTCTTACCGCTATTTCCGACGCCTTTCATGAAAATGAAAAACTTTCCCCGTGCAGGATAGATAAGCAAATACCCGATTGCCATCCAAAATCGCTCCATCAGTTGGGGATCACCGCCCGTGACCTGATGCAAATAGCCCTCAAATATCGGGCATTTTGCCTCCGGAGCATATTTTGCTTTAATGTAGGTAAAGGTTATTTGATCAGGACTGTGTGGGTAAAGCTTCCACTCTACAAGATCAAAGATCCCATTTTCTAAAGGTGCATAAATCGGCTCATCCTCCGGCTCGCTACACTCAATTTGGGGATCCGTCATAAAGCACCCGTAGAGTTCCTTATACCCGTGGAGACTGGATTCATGATTGAGCTCATAGTCCACATGCTCACGATATAGCTTGATCAGTTGCTTTGCATCAAGCTGTGTGTAGTAGTATCCGTTGTGATAATACAGCGTATTTCCATAGGAAATAATGTGGACATCTTTTTTCAGTTCCCTTGACAAGTCCACAAGGGACTGATCTTTAGAAACTTTCTTGACAGCCGGTTCTGGTGTTGGAAGACTTACCGAATCAGACAATGTGCTTTTCTGCACATCATCTGGTACGTCATCCATCATCAAGACCATTGGTGGTACTGCATCTCTCGCATTGAGAGAACCGGGATAGTCCGAAAGCTGTTCGGAGAGTATCGGCGCATCCAACTTATGCCGTGCCTTATTCCATTTCTCCTTAAATATCTCGCTGGTCTTCGGTCTATCCTCAGGGACAATCGGCGTCATGTTCTCTAATAGCTCAACCTCACCAGACTGAAGAACTTCATTAGAATCATTGAAATCGTAATCCCATGCGGACACAGCTTCTGTCCCTTCAGTCGGCCGGACACGCTGCTCAAGCAATTTCTTTCGTTTTTCCTTGAACTCGGCTTTATTCATGCTTTTCTTCCTCCTTAGAAGTTTTCTGAACGTAGCTTTGCGCGATAAGATTCTCGATGAAGTTCTGCTTACCTGTCGTATTGCCAGAAATGAGATAATCAATTCTCGTCAGTCCACCATCCTGGTTGTCACCAACCCAGATGTATCCAGTTTCCGTATCCCAAGCATGAACCAAAAGCTCGTAGTGAGTCTCCTGTTCAATATCTTCGGTATGACCAACGATGATTGGTACATCTCCTCTGAGAATAAGGCCGAAGAAGATTTTTCCAGATTTGTCGGTTTTCGTGCTGTACAGAATCCGAAAGTTCTTAGTTCCATCCTCAATTTTCCAATTGTAGGCCGTGATCTGCTTTCCATTCTTGAAAACAAAAAGCTGAAGTCCCTCAAGGGTGGAGAAATATTCTCCTTCACGGAAGACTACCTTACCATTTAATCGAGCAATAGCTGAGTAGTCAGTTTTTCCTTTGAATGCCTTGTCTGTCAATTCAACACTGGTTACTGTAACATTGCGTTCCTCCTCGCTCAGTGATTTGTAGATTTCTTCGTTGCTTTTCTGTGTCATCATTATGACCTCCCAAATAAATAATAATTTGCTTCGACAACGTATCTGTCGTTTGCAGGTATGATTATACTCAGCCCTGCTTTCAGCTTCACGTAAAAAACAATGGTGCTCTTTTTTGAAAAAGAGCACCGTTGTTCACATTTCGTTCATATATTGATACTATTTGTTGTTTCTTTCATTCAATATACAAAAACCATCCTTATTTTTTCAGCCTTCTGCAACATTACTTCATATATATCAGTTAAAAAATTTTTTATCCGTACACCCTTTCATTCGTTTTTCTTCTCATACCGCTTTAACTGACGTATCACTTCCTTTTTCATATCATGAGCCATATCATAATCAATTGTCTCTAAGCAGTATGTAATTTTCTCCATACAGCTTTCTAGCTCTCCATCCACAAAATCAAATACTGCTTTATTCTCTTTTCTATCATAATTATTATCAAAATCTGTTATTGTATTATACATTGCCTCAATCAAAATCCATGTCTTGGATTTTGTCAGTTCCATTTTTTCTTCAATTAAAAGGTCTTGCATCCTAGTCATCATCGCCTTCTTACTAAAATGCATTGCCTTATTCTCCCATAATGATTGAAAACCTCTAATTATTATTTCTTCTAGCACAATGTCCGATAGCTGATACTGCACTAACTGATATGTAAGTTGATTTTCACGTCTATCTACAAAGTTCTTCCATTCATCTTCTTTTCTCTCTAAAAGCAAATCAAAGAACACCATATTTGATGCTGTAAGCAGTGTTTTACCCGCTATCATTGTAACCAATTTCTTATATTCATTTCCGATGATTATTTTGAGTTTCTTTTTAATTTCCTTTCCTATTTTTTCTCTTTTCTCTCTTACGTCAAGGTTATATTCAGGATCTTCTGCCTTATTATTTTTAGCATTATTCTTTGCTTGTTCATCAAGATAGTTTTGAACCTTTGCGTCCGTGATCTTACATATCTTCAATTCAACTCCATTTTTTCGCATCCACTGTTTCAGGCAGTATTCTTGAAATGTCAATGTCTCCTGAGATTCCTTTACATTTTCATATCGTGAAACGATTTCTTTATATACTTCATCCCATTTTTTTAGTTCTTGATTGCATTTTCGTTCTCTTTTTTCATCCTCTTTTTTTCTTCTAATTGCTTCCTGTATAATTTTTTCGCCTTCTGGCAATTCCATAGTTTCCTCCAAAAAAACAAACCCTCCCCGGCAAAACCATTCAGTTTCACCGGGGAGGGTTTATCATACGCTTATCTTCCCATGTTTTGCAGGATTAGTGCATCTTCATGCGACAATCTTACTTTCTGGGATTTTTGATAGCAGCCTGGGCAGCAGCCAGACGTGCGATAGGCACACGGAAGGGAGAGCAGCTGACGTAGTCCAGACCAACATTGTGGCAGAACTCGACGCTGGAAGGATCACCGCCGTGCTCGCCGCAGATGCCCAGACCCAGGTCGGGACGGGTCTCACGGCCATCATGTGCAGCCATCTTGACCAGCTTGCCGACGCCGACCTGGTCCAGATGCTGGAACGGATCGCTCTCGTAGATCTTGTTCTCGTAGTAAGCACCCAGGAACTTGGCAGCATCGTCACGGCTGAAGCCGAAGGTCATCTGAGTCAGGTCGTTGGTGCCGAAGCTGAAGAACTCAGCCTCCTTGGCGATCTCGCCGGCAGTCAGAGCTGCACGGGGGATCTCGATCATGGTACCGACCAGATACTTCATGTCAACACCGGAAGCCTTGATGAGCTCGTCTGCGATCTTGACGACAACGTCCTTGACGAACTTCAGCTCCTTGACCTCGCCGACCAGCGGGATCATGATGTGCGGAGTGATGACATAACCGGTCTCAGCAGAGACGTTCAGAGCTGCCTTGATAACAGCGCGGGTCTGCATTGCTGCGATCTCGGGGTAGGTGACAGCCAGACGGCAGCCACGATGGCCCATCATGGGGTTGAACTCATGCAGAGAAGCAACGACATTCTTCAGGTCATCGAAGGTCATGCCCATGTCGGCAGCCAGCTCCTTGATGTCCTCGTCCTTGCTGGGCAGGAACTCGTGGAGAGGCGGGTCCAGATAACGGATGGTCATCGGGCGCTCACCCATGATGCGGTACATCGCCTCGAAGTCACCCTGCTGGAACGGCTCGACCTTGGCCAGAGCAGCCTCGCGCTCTTCCACGGTACGTGCGCAGATCATCTCACGGACAGCCTTGATGCGGTCCTCAGCAAAGAACATATGCTCGGTACGGCAGAGGCCGATGCCCTCAGCACCCAGGTCAACTGCCTGCTGTGCGTCGCGCGGGTTATCAGCGTTGGTCATGACCAGCAGCTGACGAGCGGCGTCTGCCCAGCCCATGAAGCGGTTGAAGTTCTTGTTGCCGGTGGCGGCGACGGTAGCGACCTGCTCGCCGTAGATGTTACCAGTGGAGCCGTCGATGGAGATCCAGTCGCCCTCGACGAACTTGTGGCCGTTGAGCTCGAAGGTCTTAGCCTCTTCGTCGATCTTCACGTCGTTGTCGTTGCCGCAGCCGGAGACACAGCAGGTACCCATACCACGAGCAACAACGGCTGCGTGGCTGGTCATGCCGCCGCGGACGGTCAGGATGCCCTGAGACACCTGCATACCGACGATGTCCTCGGGAGAGGTCTCCAGACGGACCAGAACGACCTTCTTCATCTTGCCGGACTTGACCATCTCCTCAGCCTCCTCGGCGGTGAAGACGATCTGGCCGCAGGCAGAACCGGGA